CCCTGCAACCCAATCAATTTCTTGTTTTCATCATACATTGGTATGACTATACGGTCATGATCCTTATGGACATTTTCGTATGAGGGTTTGAGAGTATTGCAGAAATGCTTGAACTCTTTGGCGTAATAAAAGTCGTTGGGATCTAGATCTCTAGACCTCAAATACTCTGCTGCCCGGTCATTCTCAGACGCTTTAGGCAGGTTTAGTTTCTTAGCAAAGACAGGTTTCTTGAACGTGAATACCTTGTCAGGAACAGTCGTTCCCTTCCCACTCAGACCTGACTTGTACCTCTCAAAGACGTACTGATCATACAACTGTGAGTCCATGTCCTTCAAGAAGTTAGTGAAGGACTTAGACATGCCACAGTTATGGCACTTGAAGTTGAAACTAGTCTTTATTGAATAAAGATACCCTCGGGTTTTGTTCTTGTTCTTCTGTGAGTCGCCACAGTAAGGACACCTGAAGGTATATAAGTTCTTCTTAGTGGTTTTGAACTTCCCTAGTCTTGCTGATACCAAACTAATATACTTGGTATCGATGTGTATCATGGCAAGTTAGGGAGATTGTTTGATTATAGCAGGAGGTGCTTGGTCAGTCAACACGCCTGCTATCCTCTGACCGATAGGAGACACTACAACACTGATCACTGCCAGGGCACCTGCAATGCTCCATAATTTCTTCTCTAGGGTTCTCAAGCGTTGATCAATAAGGCGTATGTCTCGCTCACACCCTGACTTGATAAGGTCTGCTTCTGCATGGAACTCTACTCGTAACTCTTCTACCTTGTCAAAGAGTACGGCATCAATCCGATCTTGCTTTTCTAGTTTTTCATTATGAACGGCAAGCAGTTGACCCATCTTCACGGAGTTATCCTGAAGAGACTCCACCACTTTTTCTAATCTCTCAAGTATTGCTGTGTTTACTTGATCGTTGTTCACTTTGGCGTCCAGATTTTACGTGAACGGGGACCTAGATAGGCGTATTTTTTTCTCTTTTTATTTTTTATCGGGGGATCATCCCCTGCCTCTTTGGATCCAGCAATCTTACCACCAGAGATACTGTTGGTAGGGACATCTTCCCTGATAAGATCTAGAATCCAATTGAGTTTCTTCTCGTCCATCAGATTGAATTGAGAATTACGTTGCACTCCTTATCAATTGGAATTCTATCTAGACCGCTCTTAGGATAGTCCGGAATTCTATTGAGGAAAAGCAAACAAGTGTACAGAACTGACCAATATTCTCTGTCAATTTTATAAAACAACAGAGGGATTGTGCCTTCCCCAAATACATTGAAGCATATAATCAAATGATTCAAGATGAGATGATGTTTCAACTCACCTTGAACCTGGTACTTTTTGAGTAATCGTTTGATGTATTTGAATCTTTTTAGATCCTCCTCAAAATCCTCCATAGTGGAGGCATGAGGATTTTCATAATGTTTTATGGCAAAGAGCAAATAGTTATCATCATTTAGTTCATCAAATTTCATTTACATCAAGCTGTTACAGTAATAGTTCCTGCTGCGGTGCCAATAGCACCACTGTTGGTGATCGTGGCGTTGGTGTTGGTACCAGCATCCTTGACCGTCCCGCTGTTCAGTGACATGGCATTAGCGCCGATGGACAGAACGTCGTCAGCATCAGTTGCTGCATTGCCAGCAGCGATGGTGAGGGAGAAGACCAGTTCGTTGGTGCCTGTGCCTGAGGCATAGGACAACGTGTGGTTAGAGTTGGTGTCGTTCACAACGGTGAGTTGTGGCGTACCAGTAACGTCAACTGCTTCATTGAAACGAACTCGTACCTGCAAGGTACCACCATCTGACTTATCAAATGCAGTGGTGATGAATTCAATCTCAGTGATGTCAGCAGAACCAATGGACACTGCCAGTCCACTGATAGCAACCAGCAACTCTGGATCAGCATCGGTATTATCGTTGCCACTCAGAGCAGACCCTGCTTCCCGAACCCAACCGCTTGCGTTTGCAAAAACTTCTTTCTTCTCCGCAGTAGTCAAATTCTTTGGCTTAGACTCGTCTGCGTCTGATGCTCCCCAGAGTGCCATGTTCTGTACGTAATTTTGTTGAAATATTTATGCTCAGCGAGCTTTGATCGCTGCGGCAACTGTCTCTAGAAGTTTATCATCCATGTCAGTCTTTGTCAATTTGACTGCTTTGCCAAGGATGATCAAACAAACGTCGATCAGTTTCTCTCCAAGTTCCTCATTTTCAGGGATCTTGTTTACTGCATCCGAAATAACTTTCGTTGCCAATGGAAGAAGGAATGATAGCATGATGATAAACCAATATAATAATTATATAGGTCTAGAAGTCAATCTTTACACACCTCTCAACAATCGATTTAGCAATTCTGCTCCACGACCTTGCATACTTTTCTTCTCAAGATTTTTCTTTTCTTGAGTAGTCATGTGCTTGTTAGCATCATTCTTCGCCCGGATGTCGTCATCAATACCCTCCGGCATGTTGCTCACATACTTACCCTTCGCCTTGTCGTAACGACGGACCTCACCTTTACGCAAGGGTTTTTCACCAGAGTCTTGACGGTATTTTTTCCAAGACTTACCATGCTTCATACGCATGTCTTGTTCTTTATTACTCTTTTCACTTTTCTCAATTCTTTTCATTGCCTTACGGTCCGAAAGAATACTAGACCGAAGTGCTTCCGACTGGAACCGATCACGGAACTTACGGAGAGGCATAGATTTGTCACGAAACTCTTTCTTAGATTCGTAACCACTAGGTTTAGATCCATCCTTAGTGGATGAACGACGACCCAAAGACTTCCTTTCAGAAGACTGACTCATCTTACCAGGTTTACCGTACTGAGACTTGAACTTCTCAACGATGGTACTTTCTTTCATTTTCTTCTTTTCAGGTAAACCTTTGTGTTTGGTTTTAGCAAATTTCTTCACGCTGGACACACTGGTGGTGGCGGCAATTTGGGAAACCTTAGGCGACGGCGCTTCCAGTTCCCCTTTTTGAGCCGCTCTAACCATCCCGAAGAGTCTTTGTTGGGATCGGGACTTGGCGGGCATGGGTCAGTCTGACTCCCCTTGGCGTGGTTTGTATGGGTTGTGGTTGGCATTCCTCTTCTTCTGTGCAAGTTTGCCTTTGATCTTGTCCACAGGGGTTACACCTTGGTAACCTTTCTTGCCGGGTTGCTTCTTCTTACCCTGAGGTTGAATCGCTTTACCACGGGAGGACATCATACCACCGGTCTTACGCATTTCGCGAGAGACCTTATCGAATGCACTCTTACCATCACGGGTTCCGCCCTTCTCGGACTTGTTCCCAGTCTTATAGTCCTTTCCAGTTTCCTTAGCGTAACGAGTACGCTCAATCATCTGGAGTGCTTGCTCTTCTACAGAGTCAAGCATAGAGTTGTCAGAAGTCTGAGGGAGGAGAGCACCCTTCATGATGTTCTCCTTTGCCTGCTGACGCTTCTTCTTGGTCTTCGCCAGGATACGTGCCTTAGCAGCATCGGCATCCTTTTGAGGAACACGGTACCCATCACGGTCAGTCTTCAGACGTTCCATGGGTTTGTCGGAACAGGCACCCTCGGTCTTCAACTGAGGGTTGATCTCGATCTTGTTCTTGACGCCGCTAGTCTGAATGTCTAGTTTTTCAGTCTTAGCGGCCTCGGAAAAAAAACCTTCGCCCATCTCCTGACGCCAGTCCGAATACTCCTTGACACAGTTAGGAACAATGCGACCGTTCTTTTCCTTAGTACCCTTTGCCTTGTAACCTTTCCAGCAGGTGCTAGCGCCCACGTTCTTACGTGCTGCCTTCATGCTGCCTTCATCGATTGCATCACCTTCGGGTTCATAGGAGTTAGCAAGTTTTACGTGGGGTGCCAACTGGTACAGTGGTTTGCCATCAATCTTGCTCTTCATACCCGCCTTGTAGTTGCGGAATGCAGGAGTATTACCCTTCACATCAGCGTTAGTGATGGTGTATACCTCGCCATAGAATTCCACCTTCTCAGCGTGCTCCATCTCCTCTTTCTTGTACTGAGGATGGTCGTCAACTTTGTGACCACGCTTCTTCTCAAGACGTGCCTTACGCTCTTCAGTTCCCTTCTTAGGATCAGGGTCACGTACACCCTCAACGTTCAGAGTCTTGGGATAATCCTTGTCACCAGGTTTGGCAGGTTTCTCACCACGCTTACGCTTGGCATGGATGTTTGCCCAGAGACCTTTTTTCTTCTCTTCCAGAGTCTCCTCATTACTCATGCGGTTCTGACGCATGGTGTTTGAGGTTTGAGCAGAAGGACGAGCAGTGGGTCGAGGAGTACGGTTGATCTTTACGCCAATTTTTTCAAGGGCACCTTGACCTGCTTTGGTTGCCTTATCAACCATGCCTGCCAGGTCTTCAGTAATACCGGTCTCCTTATCTTGGCGACGCTGAGTTCCCACTGCCTTCACGGCACGGGACTTCATGCTCATACCCTTCTTATTTTCTGCCTTGCGGGTAGGACGAGGTGCTTCTCTCTTCTCTGGCTTTGCTGCCATGGAGAACTTCTCATCAACAGTCTCCACCTCTTCTTTACGGGTGTCTTTTCCGTCTGCCTTGCCACCCTTGGCACGTTGAATAGCGTTATGCACAACGCCAGCGTGTTCTTTGGAACCGCTCTCTACTTTACCGTCTCCATCATAATCTTTCTTCGCCTTCTTCTCTTCGAGATAGGGGCGACGAAGGTCCTCATATGACTGTGCCCAAGGGTTACTCATCTTACAAACGTGTTATACCGTAGTTTTATTTATCAAAAGTCCATTGCGAGAAAAAACCTGTCTACCTCTCTTGCTTCGGAGATCCACGCTCTAAAAACTTGCTTGTCCTCAGACATACAAATCAAATGATTTGCACCGCGACGGAAGACCTGTCCAGTCTTACCATTTGATTCAATGATCGATCCATTTTTGAAGATGTCGCCTGCAATATATTGCTCACGAATACTACGCTCGTCCACAGGAATCACATTCATCATGACATAGTTGTAGAGTTTCCCATTACCCTTCATTGCGAGTTCTGAGATTTCTTTTGCTCTTGACTGTCGTACAACGATACTAATTGCATCAAAACCGTTTTCATAGAGTGATGAGAGGACATCGTAGATGGTCTCTGCGTTGGTGTCGTCAACGAAGGCATCGCCAATCTCAGGATATGCATCTTTTAGTTCTTGAATGTTTGTATCCCTGCTAGGGAAAATGTAGTAGTAGTCACCACCAGAAACTTCTTCGACTGCTTGAAGAATGTTTACAGTAGTTTCATCGTTGTCAAATTTGTCAAAAGCAATAGTCAGGGGTTGATCTCTACTGACTTGCTGGAGTGCTGCTTTGGCCTGACCGTTAGTAGAATTAGGATTAGCGTTGTCAGCAGCAGATCCACCTGTCGCGCTCTTTTGTTGACCACCATCATCGCGACTACTGCCCTTGCGAGCAACCACCTGAGCGGCAGAGGATCCAGGAGTTCCCAATTCATCGTCTTTACCAGCACGAGCGTCGAACATTTGAAGTTCTCCGCGTACTGTTTTTGCTTTCAGTACACCGGTTCTATCATACCAATCGCCGTGACCGTCCCCGACCAATCCCAGACGCCTTGCTTCCTGGGATGCCTTGGTGGTCCTTGCTTCTGTTATGAAAGATGAGAACTTTTTCACTGATTTTTCGTAAGATCTCGGAATTATTATTTTGAACAAACACCATCAGTGGCGTCTGATACTGTTTGTATTTATCTTGTGTCTGCAAGATGCAATATAGGAACCTTTGAAAGTCTTCAATACGTTTCCTGTTTGTCATCCTACGTTTACCATAGTTCTCTGCGTAAACGTCGATAGCACTATCCAAGAAATCAATCATCGTGGGTCTCCTGATAGTTTCATAGCACCGGAAAATTTGTAGGACTTGAACTTGTAGCGTATGTTGAACAGTGGAGTGGACCCAGCGTTGACAGTGATACTGTTTTTACCTGCCTTCACAAACGTGATGCGTTTCGTATTGATAGCATCCATTTTGCTGTTGGCAAGTGGGTCCATTCCAACAGCATTATAGCGTCCTTTCTCCCCGGACCCTGTTATTTTGAGGTATGGTGGGTATGCATTTGTTGCATCTAACCAACTACTAATAAGATATTGTCTACGTTCCTGTTGACTGACGATGTTATTGAGTTTGGCAAAGAGTTGATCCCTACAATAAGTCTCAACATCAGACCCCTTCTCATTCAAAATTTTGTAACGCTCATCACCTGACTCTTTCCACCTCCTCATCTGCAATGTTCTATTTGCCTTAGTCATTCTGGCAAAGTCAGGGTAGTCCTCTAGTGCTTCTTCCTCTGCTGCTGCAATATAACCAGCAAGATTCAAACCTAGATCAGCATCAACTGTACCCACACCAGGGTTTTTGAAACCAACGTCACCGGAGATAGTTGATTTAGCAGACAGTCCTAAGAATCCTCCCATGGCATACTGAACAAGAATGTCTGCGGGAAACTTTGTTTGATTTACTTTCACTCCTACTATAGGAAGGAAATCGAATCCAGGTTTGGCAGTCCAGTAGACAGAATCTATAATTGTACCATATCCTTTTCGTTCTGCCATCTTGGTAAACTCTTTTACCATTGCTTCAGCACGACCTATCTGATCTTTATACTCTTGATCAGACAATGCTGTCTTCTTTCTATTGAAAGTTTGTTCAGTTATACGATCAGGAAACTGATCTCCGTTCAACAAATAAGCACACCAAATTTCATTTACGTCCGCTAACCTGGTGTTATCTCCTCTTGTCATTACACCATAGTTTTAGTATCCTCATCTGTTATATATCCATTCCCATCCATACGTTCAACATCTGGAGTATTAGATCCAAAAGTTTTTTTGATGACTGCAATGTAATCATCATTGAGTTCCAAACCAGTGACTGTCTTTTGGAAATTTACTCCCTCCTTTGTGCGTTCTCTATTTGCAGAAGGAGTTTTTAGTTTATTGTCTCTATAGAATGCATCTCCATTGCTATCATAGATGTATTTTTTTGATGCCCACTTATACTCCCGCAAATCTCGCCATGCACTGTTGGCAGTTTGGTGAGTAATAGACCAACGTTGCCAGTTAGGAGTATCAAAGAATGCCCAAACGTTTTCCTCAGGTTCTACTGGGTGCAAATTATATTGCTTAGCACATCTTAGGGTAACGTACTGATACTTTGCCATAAAACTCCATGCCCAATGCCATTGCTTTAGATTTGGATTCTTTGTATTCAGTACCACTGAGACACACTTGTCAAGTATCTTGATATTTCTTTCGGGAGTATTATCTCTAAAGCATTTTTCACGTTCCTCTTGATCGTATATAAAAACTCTACCCGTACCATATATTTGATCACCTACTTCACCAGTAATGAAAAAGTTATTTGGATCATTGACATATGGAGTAAGGCATTCGTCTGGTTTATTGTTTGATCCAGAACAAATGTGAGAAGTCAGAGGAGAAGTAGGATCTATATCTGTATGAGCATGTTGAATGGGTGTTGCAAGACTATGATTCATAATATCCTTGTAACCAGTCTCACACTCGGCTATAGATCCAGAGTCAAAGTGAACTTGAAAAGGAACCTCTGCTCTAATGAAAGCATATAACGCTACTGTGCTGTCAATTCCACCAGACCACAGTATGTTTATTGTTCGGCCACGTGCTTTCTCTACCAGGATCTCAACAGCGTCTGCACACACCTCTTCCACGGTCATCTCCGTGAAGAAGTTATCAGGCATTGGTGATATGATTTTATAGTTACGCTTAGTCTTTAGTTTTCCGGCTCTACATACAAATCTGGTTTGATAATATCGATCAATGTATAATTCATCCGCATAAAAACTCTTTTCCAGTAGTCTGGGGTTACCATGGAAAGATCTAGGTAAATATTCCGCCCCCCAGTGCCAGTCAGGATGCATAATATATCAACAGGTACAAAAAAACCGGGGTGTGACCCCCGGTTATTTATTAGGATGTGAGCGATAAGATCACTTGGTGTTCTTGATACTATCAATCAAACCATCAGAGAACATGTCTGAGAACTGATCGTACAGGTATGCAGTTGCATCCTTGAAACGACCACGCTCTGCGTCAGACATGGTGACAACAGTGATGTCTTCTTCTTTACACTGAGATTTCACAACATCGATGTCTTCAACAGACCAGACACGCTCAGCACGTGCTGCGTCGAAGGACGCTGCTTCGATTTTTCCTTTCAACTCTTCGTCAAGAGTTTCCCAGAAGTCGCTTGCAACGATGATGGAAGTAAGGAAGAGACTATGCTCTGCGTCATTGATGGTATCCATGCACTCGTTCTGCTTCAGACCGAAGAAACGAGGATAGGTGGACTCACCACCAACGATCTCACCATCTTGGACACCCTCATTGATCTGCTCAAGTTCAATGGGGACGGGGATTGCACCAACTGCTTTCAGGGTTTCCTGAGCAATGGGTGATTTGTTACAACGAAGGCGGACGCCTTCAAAATCTTCAATTGTGTGCAGTTCCGTGTTAGCAGGGATCATGCGGAAACCACCAGAATAGGTGAATGCAAGACCCTGAACATTGGAATCCTTATTTAGTCCATCGAGGAGGGACTGCCCAACCTCACCTTCCAGGACATTTTTTGCGTGGTCGTGATCACGGAACAAGAAAGGCATATCAAGTGCCCACATGTCCCGGTGATGCTTCCTACCAAGTGTAGACGTATACATCTGCGACATCTCTACCTCACCATCCTCCATGAGTTGGAGGAGATCATGTTTGGTGATGGTAGCACCGCCCTTGTACTTATCTGAATACTCAGAAAGGGTCAGAATTTCAACGTTGAGTTCTCCAGGAGCACACGCTTCCATGGAAGCCTTGAAACGCTTTGCTGCTCTGAGGAACAATTCAATTGGTTCATGGGCAAGAACCCAGCGAATTGTTTTCATCGGATATTAGACAGTATTACAGATGTATTTATAAGGATGTGATCAGATATACACGCGATCACCATCGGCAGTCGTACGACGCTGCCAGTCGTTACGGTTCCACAGACGTTCGTGGAGAATATACAGGGTGCTGTTGATTACCAATGCCATCAAACCGATGGTCAGGCCCTTCCAGGGGTTACCAGACACGATCCAACCAATCACAGAGTTGGTGACCATCATCCAGGAACGCCAGGTAACAGCTTTGGTCACGGTACGAGGAAAACGCTCGAACCACTTAGGGGATGCAAAGGACATTGTGTTGCTACAAAAAAAGTTACAAGTATTACATGACGATCTTTACTGAGGCGGCATCACTCCTCTGTTTCTACACCCAGTATTTTACTATCGGATGAACTTGTTTGTCAAGTTCATGATTTTTAGGATACTGGTGGAGCAGAGCAATTGATTTATTTGCTCTTAGTGTGAAACTATTCAATTGGTTAGGGGACTCACCGTCTCTATATGAGTAGATACAATGAGGAAGTTGAGTTCGTTTTACTTTTTCGTTATGATAAAAGTCGTCTGTTCCTGCATACTTCGCCACAAATTCTTGGGGAGATGTCATGAAATAATCGTGAACTCGCGTTGCGTCTTTCCAAACAATTACTGATGAATTATATAGTGATTTGCGTGGGTTACGCATTTTGAATGGGACGCCCTTCCAAGTAGAGTAGACTAATGCGAACTCTGCATCATGATCAAGAACCTCAGTTATATCACCATGTATGATGACATCTAGATCAAAAAAGATCTTTCTTTTATAGGTAGAAATATCAGGATGAACAAACATTTGGATCTTCCACCATGCTGCCCACCAGTTCTCCCACGTTAGGTATTCGGTTACGTCAATAGGGATGACGTTTACCTCTGAGTTGATGTCTGATGCGTCGTCTGTGAAGCAATAAAAGGGTGCATCGGTTTGGAGACGCACCATATTGTAGAGCTTGTTTACGTACTGTGCATCAAATTTGTCACCAATCTTGATACAGGTGATGCAGTAATCAGATGTCACCTTCTTGACGATTCTCCGAATAGAACTCGCTGAACGTACCCTCAGGGAAACGTGCTTCGAGTTTCTTGACATTCATATCTAGCACTTCATTCATGTCCACCTCCAGTGCCATGCATGCTTGTGCCACATACCACATGATGTCACCCAGTTCTCGCTTCAGATGGAACAGGTTCTCCTCGTTAGCAGGTTTCCCTTGGAAGATCATCTTCTTTACGATCTCTGTGAACTCACCTGCTTCAGCAGACATACCAACAGAAGCGGTAAGAAGGCGTTGCACTGCAATCTGACCGCCGAGTTCTTGCAGACGGTAGATAAAGGCATCAGCATCCTGAGACTCTTTGCTTGTCACTCCGTTGACGAAGCGTTGATAGTTTGTGAAATTTACTCCCATTTGAAATCGTCGAATTTGGATTTGGATTTGGTGTTGTCTTCTTTTGTATTGTACTGTACTTCTACAATGTCGTCAACCAGGTCGTCCTGTGCTGTTTGCTCACAGTCATACAGTCTCATCTTGGCACGGTCAATGCCCACTACGAATCGCTTGTTCATACTCAAATCGTTGTAGCGATTCTTCAACTGCTTGACCATGATTTGATTGAGTTGCTCCATCTCCTCTGTGCTAACCAATGCGAACATAAGGTCAGCAGTAGCAGGGAGACCAAAAGACTCGGAGGTATCTGTCAGGTTAGGGTCAGAACTACCATAACCAGATCGTGTGGTCTGAGTAGCAGAGACGATAGGAACACCTATCTCCACCGCTAGACCACGTAGTTCTTCTGCAATCGCCTTGACATAGGTGTAACTATTGATGTTGGTAGCACCTCTATACCGTGATGATGCACAGATGTTTAGATAGTCAACAAAGATAATATCTGGTTTGAAGTTCTTCTTCATCTTGAGTTCCTGCATCAGAGCACGGAAGTGCCCAGAGTGTGCAGAGGCAGTAGGATACTCTTTGACAATCAGGTGTCCTGTAGTCTTCGCTGCGATCTTTGCAATCTTTTTTGTGAAGACTTGTTCAGGTATTTCCTGTATGTCTTGGATGTTGACATCGAGAAGGTTAGCATCAATTCTTTCTGCAATCTTCTCTTCAGCCATCTCCATTGTGATGTATAGAACGTTCTTTCCTTGGAGGAGAACACTGGCAGCGACATGGCACATAAACAAAGACTTACCGACGCCTGTGCCAGCAAGAGCGATGTTGAGCGTTTTATCACTGAGTCCGCCCGAAGTAATCTTATTGAAGTATTCAAGATCAAAGGGGATTTTATTTTCGACTCGGTGATAATATGCAAAGCGATCCTCGGAATCATCGAGGTAATCATGTCCCACATGCTGATCAAACCCGACCGCAAGAGCGTCGGAAAGGATGCCTGGGATCGCATCGGGAGAGAGTTTGTCATCATTACCATCAGCAACTTGAATACTCTTGATTAGAGCAAGGTAGATTGCTCTGTCCTTACACCACTTCTCAGTGGTATCAAGCAACCACGACGAGTTTGGTTTCTCCTGCAAGTCTAGCGAGGAAACCAAATTCTCTATCAACTGAAACTCTTCTTGGGTAAGATCTGTTCGAGATCCGACCTCAATTTGAAGTGCTTCTTTGGTTGGAATCGTATCGTACTTCGTTAGATACTCAGCAACCTGCTGATATACTACGCGATCAGTCTTCTCCTCAAAGTAATCTGGTTCGATAAACGGAACGACTTGCCGAGCATACTCTTCATCGTGTACCAGGTTGTTGAGAATCGATAGTGGTACTCGTTCTGTCATCTATACACAGCAGTAAAAGAAATACTAAGTCTTTTGGTTTGTTCTTCTCTGAATGGTAGCACTGCGTGAGTTAGGTATGAGGGGAATACAATTAGAAGTCCGGCAACAGGGTAGGTGTGGTATGCATCCAAGTTGTATGCACTTGGTTTGTCATCCTTTCTGAGTCCTGTCTTCAAACCATAAGAAGGATCTTGGAAATAGATAGATCCACCCTTCTTACCGTCCCATATACCTGCCTGTATTGGGTTCGTGTCACTATAACTGAAGTTACAATCGTTGTCAACGATGGATTGGACAGGGTAATACACCCCCGTCAACGCTGACACACCATGATGGTGACCAACAGTCATGTCACCACTCTGGTTTATATTTGCCCACAACTGTTGACAAACAAGTCCAGGTAGATACCCATGCTTGACACAATAGTCGTTAGCACTATTCTCTATCTGGTTTCTGAGGGTACTAAAACTTTCGTACCTATCCTCTAAATCAGAACTACTATGCCACCCACCGAGGTTTGATCGAGTCAAACCATCAGGATCTCTGTCTTGTTCTTTGAGTATATCAGTAACTAAATCAACGTTTAGTTCGTGATTGTCTTCTCCAAAATTATAAAGAGATATGGGTATAGGGAATAGTGGTAGGTCAACTACCATAACTAAACTCTTTGCCCGCTGCCTCGTCAAGTTGTTCCATCAACTCTGGAGTGAAATACTTCTCAGGGTTGCTGTACACTTCTTTGGCATACACTTTCTTACCGTCAATCTCATATCGATTGCCGACCTTCTTGATTACCCCAGTGCTTTCACCGAGCTCCAGAAGACCATAATATCGATCAAGACCACGCTCATCGTAATACAGACGGATCGAAACAGTACGGTTCTCACGGCTCAAACGTGACTTGACTGCCTTAGCTTTGATAATGTTTCCAATGATTTCCGTTCCATCCTTTTCTTTTGCTTTGCTGAGATAAATGATTGTACTCGCTGCATACTTGAGTCCCGAACCTCCTCCCATCTCTTTAGTTGGTACGTAAGCTCCGATGACATCGTATGTATGGTTGGTGACAATGAGTGGAACATTCGCTTGACCGAGTTTGAGTGTAAGCATTCTGAATGCACCCTTGACGAGTTGACTCTTCGTCATGTCACGGGTCTGTTTGTCCTCAAGGACATCCTTGATCTCCTTTTCAGTGGAGAGCATTCCTAGAGAGTCTAGTACAAACATCATGGGTTTGCGATCCTTCTCATCTAGACTGAGATATTTGTCAACAATCTTCAGCGCCCGGTTACGGAACTGTTCAATGGTGACAACCTGCACGTGACCAAACCTTTCCAGGTCAATGCCACGCTCGACCAGCATACCCTTCTTGATAGCAGACTCGGTGTCAAAATACATGACACCACCGTCAGGGTGCTTCTCCAAGAAGTTCTTGACTACCGCAAGGGAGAAGAATGTTTTTCCTGTGGAGGTTTCACCAGCGATTGCAGTGATTTTATCGCCACTGATTCCCCCATAAATGCTGCCACTAACCAGGGCATTGAAAATGTGAGAGCCAGTGTCAACAAATCGCTCCGTATCGTCAACATCCGACGCGAGTTTTGTGTAGTCATCGCCAATCTCCTTGATGATGTCCTTGAAAAAATCCATGTCAAATACCTAATAGTTTACGTTGTCTCTCAAAGTATCCATGAAGGATCCAGGAGCTGCTATTGATCTTGTCTGT